AGTTGCCAGCGGTCGCGAAGGGAGTGGTGCCAGCGGTTCCATAGGCGCGCGAAGCGTTGCGCTTGGCTGCCAGAAAAAGATCGTTCTCGATCTCATTGGTCAGCGCGCGCATCGCCTGCGCAAACTGGTCCTGTAGTACTTGCGCATAAAGCGGGCGAATGCTCTTCTGTTCGTCACCGTTCCACGGGAAGGTCACACTGCGGCTCTTGGAAATGCTCATCGAGCCATAGCTGACGGTTTGCCCGCTCGGATCGGGTCCAGTGGCTGCGGGTGAAATATCCGCAGGGGTTTGGGCGGCCACGATCGGGTAGGTGATGGTTTGGTCTTTGGCAACCTGCTCCACGTCGCTGTCTTTGTAAACAGCGGCGATGAAGCCAGTTTGTTCACGGGCTACCTGGTCAGCAGCCTTGTATAGAGTGGGGATCAACCCTGTCAAAGTATTTGCGCTCATTTTGAAGTTTCCTTATCTTTTCAAATTGAAATGGTTTACTCGATCTCGCCGCCCGCGCGGATAAACTTCATGCGCTCGGCAGGGTCAAGGGCTTGAAATGCGGCGTAGGTCATTTTCTTTTCGTCGGCCTGCTCAGCCTGTTCGGTCTCTGCATCCGCCACAAAAAGGCCCGCCGCGTTACTGGCGACTTGATCGGCATCGCGCATCGACAGATACAAACGATTCAGCTCGTCGGCTTTCTTGTTCGCCGCTTCCATCTGCGGCTGCAGGTCGATCGCGGCCTGAATGCCTTCATCGGTGCCGTTGTTGAAAAGCTCATCGACTTGATTTTTCAAAACGACAGCGGCATCGCTGGCGGCTTTTGCCTGGTCAAAATAGGTTTTCAGATTCATTTGCTTGCTCCTTTTGGTTGATATACTTTCAAATAATTGCGCACACGCGCAATTTGCGCTTCCAACTCAGCCGACTGCGGTTTCGCCTCGATCGGCATCGCTTCAACTTCATCAGGTTTCTGCTCAAGCATTTCGAACACACCCGCAGGCACCTTCGAATAATTCAGGAGGGCATTGACGAAACCATGCGCATTTGAGTTTTGTGGTTTTCTCTGCCCTCCTGCAATTACCTCATCGGCAAACCCAAGATCCACCGCCTCGCGTGCGCTCATCCATGTTTCGGCTTCCATCATCCGCGCGATCTTCTCTTCCGAAAGCTCGGTGCGCGCCGCGTAGGATTGCACGATCCCATCCTTGATCGCCTTCAGGTCATTGCGCAGCTTGCCCAGCGTTTCAATGTTCAACGCCGCCATGAAAACCACCACCGCAGGGTCGTGGATCATCATGTAAGCGCTGTCCATCATGCGCACCGTCTTGCCTGCCAGCGCCACGATCACCGCCGCAGAAGCCGCCATGCCGTCCACACGCGTGGTCACTTCGCCAGGGTAATCATGGATGATCGAAGCGATCACGCTCGCCGCGATCGGGTCGCCGCCTGGTGAATTGATCTTCAAGGTCACAGGCGCGCCATTTTTTGCGCTCAGTTCCTCGCGGAATTTTCTCGGCGTCACTTCATCGCCCATCCACGAATATTCTGAAATAGGCCCGTAAAATTCGAGATCCACCGAGCCGTCTTCAAGGTTTTGAAAATTCCAAAAAGGCTCGAAAGGCATGGCAGTCCCTTCAAAACAGCGAATCGGCATGTTAGGCATTCGGCACCACCGCTCCAATTTTTTGATAATTGCTTGTCATGTAGAAATCATCTCCGAGCTCATAACCGCTCTGGTCTTCCACTTCCCGCGCTTCGTTCGGGCTCATCTGCCCGCTGCGGATCTTGATCTCATGCAGTTCTGCGCGTGTCTTGGCATCGGTGCGCAGCAATGACTCGCGAATGAATTTGAAATACGTGTCTTTTTGATCGGCTTCCGAAAGCCACTTCAAGCGCGCCGCCTGCTCCCACTGCACCAAGTACGGGTCAAGCGTCGATTTCAAATAATCAAGGTCCTGCTGGGCGTTCGAGTTGTAGGCTTCTTTGCCCATGTTCAGCTTGTAAGCGGGCACCCCGAAGAAGTTCAGAATGTCCACATCGGTCAGCTGCATGCCCTCGATAAATTGCGCATCGGTCATCTTCATCTGGATCGTTTCAAACTTCCCGACCTTGTTGTCGAAGACCGCCAGCCCGCCAGGATCTTCCAGCGATTCCTTGTACGCATCGCGCACCTTGCCGCGCCCGTCCTTGTCCAGCGTGGCATCGATCTGGATATAAGCCGCGGCTTTCATGCCGTTGCCGTTCACCTTGCTTTGCGTTTCCTTGGTCGCCATCTGACGGCCAAAGGTTTCGCGCGCATACTCCAGCACAGATCGACCGTTGCGCCCGTTCGTCGAATTGATCATCAAATGTGTCACTTCCACGCTCGGCAGGTTGTCTTTTGTGCCGTTCGGGAAGTTCACTTCGTAATAAACATTCCCCTGCTTATCCAGCTTCGGGAATGTCGTCACCGAAGGCAAAACAAACAGCTCGCCATATCTCTGCATGGGCTGCCAGATGTAGGCATTGCCCCAAAACAGCAGCCACTCCATCACGGTCTTTTTGAAAATAAACGGCGTCATCCAGCGGTTCGGCTGCACTTCCAGCAAATACGCCATATTTCGCAGCAGGGCATCGGGCGCCACGTGGTCCACGTTCTTGCCGTTGCGCTGAAACATTTGAAACGGCATCTTCGCCACGTCATCCCCGAGGATGTTTTTGCATCGATAGGCCGTCGCGATGGTCTTGGCTGTCTCTGCGTTCACGACCTGCTTCGATGCGGTCATCGCGCCGCCCCTGCCGCCGCTGTACTCGTAACCGACAAAACGCCCAGCCGCCTCACCATCAGGCATCGGAGCGCTCGCCGCATTTTTGAAAGCATTTGAAACGATCATTTATTCATCGCCTTGCCCAGCATGAAGCTGAAAAGCAGAAAAAAACCGCCAGCCGTCGCGAACGCCAGCCCAGGGTGAACGTACCCAGCACCCACCGTCACCAGCGCCGCCCCGATCACAAAACACACATCATCGGCATACTTGCGGATCATTTGAATATCACCTGAACCTGCCCAGTCAACATGCCGAAAACCAACCCAATAAAAGAAAGTCCAAACGCCGCAGAAATCCACATTCCTACTTTATAGAATGTCAAAGCAGGTTTGATTTCTGAAATCTGTTCTTCGTATCTTTTACTCATCGAATCTATGCTTTCGTAAATATCGACTACAGCGCTAAATAAAAGAACGTCTCTTGTGTTCACGTCTATGTTTCCGCCTTTTTCGATCACATCGCGGATCTTCTTGATAAGTTCGTTATTTCCGCTCATGAACTACCGCCACACTGCGCCATCGCGGATGACCTGCTGCAAACTGGTCGCCGCCTGCATGGCTGTGACGATATCGCCAGAGCCGCCATCCACTTCGAAAGTCTTTTTTGCATACATTCCAAAACCCAGCAGTTTGCGGCTGACTTTTACAAATCGCGTGATGTCGTCATGGAACATAAAGCGTGTGATTGAAAGTCCGATCTCCTGCTCATACACCTTGCCAGGCGTCCAGTAATTGCCCTGCCCGTTTGCGCCGTTTTGTCGTGCCCAGTTTGCGATCTTCACCATGCCGTTCGCATACGCGATCGCCTGCTCCTCGCTCAAAGGCTTCACGGTCTCCTGCCAGGTGATCGTCGCAGAGATCGCGCCGCGCACCTTCGAAATGGTCCCCACAATAGAGACCGCAGCATTCAGCACATCCACGCGCATATAATTTCGATACGGTTTTTCATAGTTTGGGTTTGCTGGCATCACGGGCATAATTTGCTCCAAATAAAAAGCGCCTGTTCCAGCCAAAAAGCTGAAACAGGCGCATCACATCTGTTTTATTTTCGAAAACAAAAACGCCCGATGTCAAGAAGACATCGGGCGCATCACTCCGAAAGACCGCCTCGGTCGATTTCACCAAGGCTTGCAATATTTATCTACAAAAATTATAAGCGATTCGCCACAAAAGTCAAGCAGTAAATATCAATCACCGCAAACGCGGATCGCTATGATCGATGTCATCAAAATCGACATCCGCCCCAGGGTGAAAATCTAACGCCCGCTTCATCGCGTCATCATCGCCCGTCTTACTCACAAGCCAAAGATAATGACGGCAGCACAAATAAAAATTGAATTCACTACCAACCAATGGCCCCCTGGATTTCTTCCAAACATCCTCGCTCAGCATGTGTGTGGCACCCTCTCCGCAAAATAAACACTTTTCAGAACTTACTCCATCCAAAACAATATGCTTCATGATAAGCCTCAACCTAATTATAAATCACTATTTTTCCACCCAACGGCGAGCGTTAGTGGCTTGAAGCGGGGGAATTAGAATCCACTCCGCTTTCAGCCGCGCCCGCTTCAAGTCCACTGCACGCATTGTTGGGCGTTTCTCGCCACATGAGCGTGCCATCTTTGCCAATGTAAGGGATGTACCCTTTGGCAACCTTACCTTTGTAATCGCTGACCATAAAAACACCGCCAACGACAAAGCCAATAAACAAACCGATTAGTAACTCGACCATGATTCTCCTTTTTGAAGGTGACGCCCAACGGTTTGCGTTACCCGCAAGTGGGCGGGGTAGATAAAACTTCAAGATGTGGATTCTCTCGAAGTGTGGGAAATGCCTGTAAAGGCGCAGACTCCCACTTGTCGGGTCCATGTTGTGTTAGAAGGCGTATAGAACCTTCGACCTGATTGCCGAACACATCCCAACCAGTAACACGGCGACGGGCGAACAACTCAACCGAATTTCTTGACGGCATTTTAGAAGTTGCCCGCTCAATCAATTGCCTAAATTCTTCGGGCTTCTCGCTATGGGCTAATACTTTTGCCTGAATAAAATTAGGCTCTTGCAAACGAAACGCTTTGACCTGACCACGCACGCCAAGAAGTAAATGCTCGCACTGCCCGCGAAACCAGTAACCCATGCCGAGAGACATTATCTTGCGCCATGTGATCATAGTTTTGTATTTATAGCCCCATGCCTTCATAACTTGAAACGCTTCGGGCATGAGCGGGACAGTAGCCCACATGAAAAGCACACTGTTTTTAGATGCGATATCCTTTATGGGCAAGGCTGAGATTTCATCAACCGACATCGTAGGATATTTTGCTTCGGCTCCGCTTACCATTGAGCCGCCTGTTTTTTTGTTGCGATACGCCCAGGGCGGATCGGCATAGATGATATCGTAAGGTGACATTTCTTAGCCTTCTAACGGCGAGCGTTACTGGCGGCGCATTGACACACGCAACAAGAACGCGCAACCTTCTATTTTTCGGCGACTGTTGCGCCGTCCAGTGCACGCTGTGTTAGCGGGCGTTTCGACTTAAGAATAAACTTGATTACGCTTTCACGATCGACACGGAGAGAATTACTTTTCCCGTATCTCATGGATGGAGTGGGTATCTTTTCATGCTCAACCACTTCATACCCTAGAGATAAAAGCGTTTCAATATGCCATTCGGTTACTGGTTGTTCTTGACCATCGAGAATATGATTTTTGATATTCATAACAAAGCAACCGCCAACAGACAAAACCCTTGTGGCTTCTCGCCATGCGTTTACATGAAATTCCTTATAGGCTTTATTGCTCCATAGTAATTTTCCGCTATTGTCGGCATGAAGTTTTCTGCCAAGCAAAGAACTATATGTAATAGTTTTGTGATCTTTATTCCACTTCTGGGATGGAAGCAAAACCTTTGCCATTGCGTTTCCATAAGTGGGAGAAGTACAAACAGCGTCAAAATAATTATCTTGCCAGGGTAAAGCCAAAGCATTTCCAACCGTTGTTCTTGGATTGATTGCCGCCCATTCAGGCTCTATTTCTACCGCCTGAATTTCAGCATGTGGATACCAACGATTGAGCAAAAACACTTTGCCAGTTCCACCGAACGGATCAAGAATACGACTTGAACCAGCCAACATTTTGACAAACGCACTCAATAACACATCCGTATATTTTGCAGGATGTTTCGGGTTTGCAGATGGTAATTCAAAAAGTGTATTCATTGTGCAAGGAAGCCCGCTAACGGTTTGCGTTACTGGTTGGCGGGTTGCGCCAGCCCTTCGTCCATCGCGGACGGCGTAGCCAATCCAGTGCACGCTTTGTTAGCCCGCATTTTGGAGAACAATAACTCTGCTCTGCAACTAGGACAAAGCGTATCTAGTGGCTTCGATATTTCCAAATCTTGATCCAGCACATCGTTACAATTCGAGCAGAGATACAAACCGCTTTGCTCACTTATTGCAACAAAACCAAGTTCTGGCTTATCGGGAAAAACAATCAATTTGACACCCATCAAAACAACTCCTCTAGCAAAATGCGGGCTAACGGTTTGCGTTAGCGGCGGGTGGATTGCCGCGTAACCTTCGCAGGGGATTTAACCTCTGCGGGAAATAAAGATAAATTAGCGGCAGACTCCCCACCCGTCCGCTGCACGCGATTGTTAGGCAACGTGTAGAACGATGGTTGCGCCAAACGCCCAACCGTAACGCCACACCATTTTTCGGTTTGCTCACAACCATAAGCCTGATACCCTAACTCGTAACATGCCGCAAGTGTAGAACCTGAACCGCTGAACGGGTCGAAAATAACAGAACCTTTGGGGATGCGCTGGATTATTTTACGCATTAGAGACAGCGGCTTTTGTGTTGGATGCTCTGTGAGTTCATCGGCGCAAGCGGCGAAGTTTGGAATAATTGCCGCGTCTCGAAACACTTCGCATTTTTTACCAAAACCTGCGGCATATATTTTCTCGAAGTGATGACCAGCCACATTGCCGATTTTAGAATTAGGATGAATTGGAATAGCCTTGTGCCAGATATGCAGGGCGTTATAAGCAAAAGGATATTCAAAGTTTGCCGCCCAAAACACAAACGACTTTTCGAGATTCAAACTTTGCAAGATTGGCAGAAGTGCTTCGGTAGAAAATAGGTCATCGCGCCCAAGATACGGCGGGTCGGTGACAATTACATCGTAGGCAAAAGAACCGATAACATCACGGCAATCGTTATGGAATAGGGTTATGCCTTCTTTCTGATAATAAGGGTTCATTGTTTTAGTTGCCTAACGGTTTGCGTTACTTGCCGCCGCTTTGAGCAATGCGATTACCCAAAGAGACAAGCCAATTACCAAGACGACCACGCCAACCCGCGCCAAAGGCGGTCAAGTGCACGCTTTGTTCGGCGGCGTACTTGGTAAGTTCATAACTAACGGCATAATCATAAGTAGCTTTTCTGCCGTTCTTTTCCCACAAATCACCCTTTACATGTGACCAGCCTAATTTTTCAAGTGGGCTTATTGAATAAAACATTTATGCTCCAGTCCGCCGAACGGCTTGCGTTAATTGCGAAGGGCGGGCTTAGTAAATGCCCTTTGCCAAAACTTCAAGCGGCAGTGTAGACGAATGCTCGGAAGCGGGAGAATCCCCTTCGTCAATTGCACGCTTTGTTAGCCCGCTATTGTTGTACATCACCAAGACATTTTGCATGGCGGGGCGAAATTCAGAACCATATCCTTCATCGTAAATACTTTGTAGAACAGATGCCATCATTTCTAACAAAACATCGTTGTTCATGTTTCTCCTTTGCAAGACAGCGGGCTAACGGCTTGCGTTATTTGCGAGGCGTGCCAAAGATGGCTTCAATTGCCGCGAGTACATCTTGCTTAGTGAAGTTCGTTTTGAGCGGAGACTTAGCCGCGTCAAATGCACGCTTTGTTAGTTTGCGCTTTTGCTGAACATTTTTACCTGCTTGCATAGCCGCTTCCCACGGCGCGACACCTTGCTTAATAAGACGCTCAGATTCGGCGCGAACTTCTGATTGAAATTTTTCTGTTTCGGATAACATTGTTTGCCTCCTAGCAAACTAACGGTTTGCGCTACCTGCGGCTGAATAGCCGAGATAACTTTTGTAGAGGGGATAAAACTTCGGGCGTGAAAACTGCTTTTGATGGCGCAGACTCCAAGCCGTCAGGTGCGCGCTGTGTTAGGCGGCGTTTAGTTACCACACGCAACCCACACCATTGACACCACAACAAGGTATCACCATCTGGGTGAAACTCATCCATTTTGTGCCAGCCGTGACGGTGAGCAAAAGACATAAACCAACGATATAACCAATATTTCATAAGAAGCCACCTAACTATGATTTATACGGCAAGTGTATTACATCACTCGCCACTTGTCAAGGTATTTGTGAGTTCCCGCGCCTGCTCTGGTGTAATCTCACCAGATACCTCAGCGGCGCGGATGTGGCTATTCGTTCGGCCTGAATACTGCCTTAGTTGCGTTTTCAAATCTTGTAAATACGGGGCGGAATATTGTGTCTACCGATCCTACTTGCCCATTTCTTTGCTTGGCTATAATCAACTCAGCCGTGTTTTGTTTATCGCTGTTTGATTCGTATTGGTCGGGGCGGTAAATAAAGATTACAACGTCCGCATCCTGCTCCAAGTCGCCAGCCTCGCGCAAGTCTGAAAGCATCGGCCTTTTATCTTGTCGCTGTTCTAATCCGCGTGACAACTGAGCAAGGGAAAATACAGGAACGTCCAATTCTTTAGCAAGTGCCTTTAGCCCGCGTGAGACTTGCCCTACGTCTATTTGTCTGCGCTCTGAGTTCTTGTCGGGTTCACCAAGTTGGATGTAATCAAAGCCAATCAAATCAATTTTATTTTTCGACATTTCACGGCGTGCCATCTGGCGAACGTTTCCGATCCGCATCGCTGGAAGATCAATAATGGTAATAGGTAGGGAGGCGAGTTCATCAACGGCGGCAACGTATACAGGCCATTCGCGCTCGGTCAGTTTTCCAGACATAAGCCGGTCTACTGGTATTTCTGAAATTTGCGATAAATAACGGTGCGCTAATTCAGTTGCTGTCATTTCAAGGGAGAATACTAAAGAGCGTTTCCCTTTGCGGGCGGCGTTTAGTGTGACGGTGACAAGCAGGCCGGTTTTACCTTGACCGGGACGCGCCCCGCCTATAATCAATTGTCCTTTTCTCATTCCACCGTTGAGCATAACGTCAAGGTCAAATAATCCAGTCTGGACAGTCTTTACAATCCCCTGCGCGGCTTCGTCTGTTTCGTCATAAGCCAGCCCTACCGCGTCTTTTATATCCCAAACGTGATCTACTGCTTTGCCTGAGTACAAAACAATTTCACTAAGTAGCTTGTCAATATCTTTTATGATGTCAGCAGAGCGGCGGCCATTGGCTGACCATACCACCATTCGTTTACCATACTCTTCCAGTTTCTTTTTGAAAAAATAATCCTGTACGTTTTCCGCGTAACTCTCCGCCCCGCGTGGGTCTCCCGTCTGGCGTAGGTCAGTAAGCAGGCCGCGCCCCGTGCGGTGTCCGTTTGACACTTCATTCAGTTTCAACGCCCGCTCTAATTCGTCACCAACTGTAATGGTATCAATAGTCATCCCGTTTTCGGCAATGCGCTCGATTGCGTTCCATACATGCCCTAAAGAGACATTCCCAAACATTTCAGGCTTGACAATCTCGCGGACGCGCTCAAATACTGGAAAACCACCGCGCAAGACAGAGCCAATCAAAGCCTCTTCATTCTCACGCACTACAACCCGAACGCCTGCATACTCAAGGCTTGCAACTTGCATATCCATAACATTATTCAAGTCCATTTGTCATCCACTCCGCTAATGTATCAAGGTTATCGAATTTGATTTTAGTGCCTTCGGTTCTTACTGTCACGCTGTCAGAAAATCCACCGTCAAAGCATTTATCTTGAATAGCGGTGTAATAATCGTCAAGCTGCGCCCATGCCTCTAGTACTTCGGCAATCTCACGCTGGGAGGCTTCCCCATTCTCAGCGCGTGCCATAACATCCGCCGTGACTGCCTTCAATTCTGTTTCGATTGTCATTTTGGCCTCGGTATAAATTCGGTTGTATCTTGTGGGGTGAATTTCTGTAATTCGGGGCGTGAATTGGTATCTTGTACCTTTACCGGCGCGGCCTGCATCGCCTTTGCATCACTGACTATCTGAGCGGGGTTAGAGACTGTGCGCCATTCGTTAGCAGTATAAGCCTCATTCAGCGCGGCGATTGTTACATCGTTTTCGTAAAGTTCTTTGAAGGCCTTAGCCCAGCCAGTGTCTAGTTTAGCCTTCGCCTTTGCACCGTACATGTGCAGGCCGGTTTTAGCGTGCCACCAGTCACCATAGGCGAGGTGTTCAGGGGCGAGTAACTCCCGCCCACGCCAGCCTGTCCCCGCTTCGGTTCGGCTTTGCGCTTCTGCCTCTTGTTTCAAGATTGCATCCATCTTTTTATCAACTGCGGCGTAATCTTCCGGCGTTAGTTTTTCGGTACGGGATTCGGCGGCGTCTGCTAGGGCGTTTGCTAAATCGTTCCGGCATTGCAATAACGTATTATCCACATATTCAGGCGTGTTACCGCTATGCTCTAAATGCAGTCGGGCGTAATAGTGAAGTTGCGAGGATTGCAACTCTTCCATGAATCTCTGTCTACGTTCGCGGCGGAGAGTTTGGGTCATTTCAATAACTCCCGTAAAACCTCAATCATTTCAGCGTCGTGAATACTAATGAAATCGTCCCCATCATTTCTGGAAATCGTCAGGCCGTCAATAAGTCTGTGAAAAGTAATATCACTTTCAACATATCCACCTGTGTCTGTGTGAATAACAAACCAGCAACGAACAGCCCGCAACGCCTCTTTATGTGTGAAGTCTTTTTTATCTAATTCCTTGAAAATAAACTTTCTTTCTTCGCTCATTGTATTTTCCTTTCTCTGTTAGAGACTTTATGAATTGATAGAATCATCCTATAAGATACGGTAATAGCCTCTCAAATTCTTTTCAGAACTTCAACCCTGCAAGGGTCTTGCATGACTATTCATCATGGACGAGGGCTGACTCTACCTTTCGGGATGTTCTGTGAGAACCACCCGCCCCGCCTGCATCTACTTCTTTGGCGCGGGGCTGTTGTTGGAAAGTCTGCAAGTAGTGCCTTTCAGCGGTATGCAGATTTGGCTTGTATTTCCTAGAACCGCCTGTATCGCGGAGCATTGTATTTTCGGATTAGCCGTCAAGCCTCTCGGCGTTCCGTTGTGGTACAGGTATAACAATTACGAGCGGGCTTTTTTCAGAGCTGCTTCAAAGTGTTTCAGCCCGACCGTCTTTCCTACTGACTTTTCAGACATTGTCGCCTGAATTTTTTGTCCTGTCTCGTATTCAATTACTCCACATGACGCAACCGCCCATATACCGTCTGATGTAATCTGAGCAAGTAACAAAACTGGCTTTTTTTCTGCGCTTCCCTTTTCTACCAAGTCAAACAAGGGAGCGAGGCGTTCTATCTGTCCATTATTCAGTTCGATGTAAGCCTTTTTTAGTACCTTTTTTGCTTTCATGTTCATTCTTCTTTCCGCCCCGTAGGGCAATAAAAAAACTTCCGCTTTTGGTTGTCTTTGTGCCTTGTGGAAAGTGCTAGCCGCCTAGCATGTTACACAAAGACACCCAAAAAGGGAAGTTCTCTTTTGACGGCTAACCGCTTTCCACACGGTTTTGCGCTTTCGCGCTGAATTGATAATTCATCTTATCACATCTTATCCGCCAATGTCAAGCGGTAGTTTCAAAACAGATTGTCAAGCCTCTGTTACTTGTGGGGCGTCTTGCAGAAATACTTACCGCCAGCCTGGTGATGGCTTGAATACGGTTCTTTGCATTCAGGGCAAACCCCGTCCGCCTGTTCGCTTTGCTGGGCGTTTAGTAAATCTGCGATAAACTCAGCAAACTCTTTATTATTATGTTCGCCTTGAAAATGGCAGACAGGAACGCCACCATTTGTAATTGACCATTGCTCAGGAAAATAAACTGCTTTGTAATTCATTTTCTCATCCTTTCAAAACTTCATCACTTCCAACGTATCCAAATCCACACACTTGCTACTGACCACAGCCCAGCCTGTTGGCCTCTCTTGCGCCTTGTCCATCATCTGCATTACGGCGGAAGCCTGCCAGTCAGGGAATAGGGCGGGTAGGTCGCCCCACTGGTAACGCTCGGTCAAGTATTTGTCTTCATGTAAAAGGATGAGGTACATGCTAAGCGCGTGCTTTCTTTATCAGCCCATTCACGTATTTATGACCACCAACTGGCTTTTGAGGCTTCCCCATTATCGCAAGAATCTTGATTGCCGTTTCGTTATCAATAATCCCGCATACAGCAACCGCACCAGTAGAGTCAAAGTGAATTTGAGCCAATAGCATGACGGGCTTATTTTTTATTGTACCCTCAGTCACTTTATCGAAAAGCGGGTCTAGTGCTTGCGCTTGGCTTCCTGTCAATTCGATGTGTACCTTTTTGTTTCGTGAGAAGATTCTAATCTAATTTTCTCATTTTTTTCTTGACATCACCCGCCCGCTATGCTAGTATCGATGTATCTCCTCCCCGTCGTACCTGAAATATGGCGAAGTGTAACCAAGACATGTGAAAGTCACGGTATAAGCGGCGGGAGAGGGGAGTCTTCTCCTTATTTGGGCCTGAACCCGCCGTGTGAGAAAATAGAAAGTCGGACTAACAAAAAGCGCGAAAGCGGCAACAGTTCGAGCGGCGGGCGAGGGCGAAGGATTGAACATTCAAGAGA